TCATAGGCGTCGATCCTGCACGTTTTGGGGCGGACGCCACCGTCATCGCCATACGGCAGGGCCGTGACATTCTAGAGTTGCGGAGACACCGCGGCGCTGACACGATGGAAGTGGCTGGCTACGTCATTGACGCCATCGAGCAGTTCAAGCCTGCACTGGTCTGCATCGACGAAGGCGGGCTAGGCGCAGGCGTCGTGGACCGGCTAAAAGAGCAGCGGTACAAGATACGCGGCGTGAACTTCGGCAACAAGGCTAAGAACCAGATCATGTGGGGCAACAAGCGCGCAGAGATGTGGGGCGCCATGCGTGACTGGCTCAAGACAGCGCACAACCCGACAGATAGGTTCCTGAAGACAGACCTCATCAGCCCGCGCACCAAGCCTGACAGCAAGGGGACGCTGTTCCTCGAAAGCAAGAAAGATATGAAGTCACGCGGGCTGGCGTCACCTGACGCAGCGGACGCCATAGCGGTCACGTTTGCTTTTCCTGTCGCGTCAATAGATATTCGACAAGGACGCGTTGACAGACGGCGCACAAGCGGGTATTCTTCCGCTGGAGTTTCTACAAGTTGGATGGCTAGCTAATGGCAGACAAGAAAAAATCTGTGTCGTTGTCTATAGGCCGTGGCGAGAAGTTGCCTGTGTCTAAGGGCGCGGGACTGACCGCTGCGGGCAGAGCCAAGTATAACGCTGCAACAGGCAGCAACCTGAAAGCGCCTGCGCCCAGCCCGAAGACAAAGGCTGACGCAGGACGTAAAGCGTCATTCTGCGCGCGTATGGGCGCAGTGGCGGCTAAAGCAAAAGATGGCGAACGTGCCAAAGCTAGTTTGAAAAGGTGGAAATGCCCGTGAAACCCGGTCTATATGCCAACATCCATAAAAAACAGGCCCGCATCGCTGCTGGATCAGGCGAAAAAATGCGTGCGCCCGGCGCTAAGGGCGCCCCTACAGCTAAAGCGTTCAAAGAGAGCGCCAAGACAGCCAAACCAGCTAAGAAGGGTAAGTAAATGCCATCAGGTAGAAAAGATATTTATGGCGCGCCAAGCCGCCGCCTTGCCGATCCTAAAGTCATAATGGCTGAAATAGGCGCGGCAAAAAACGCTGCTGCTGCTGCCAAGTATGTGAAGCCTAAGCCTGATATGCGCGAAGGCACGACAAACCCCAGCGGCGGTCGCCCAGCGGCTAAGATGCCAGCTAAAATTGCAGCAGTGAAACCTGTACCAAAACCCGTACAAGTCACGCGCACAACGGTAAACATGAAACCAACGCCATCGGCAAAGAAACGCTAAAGTGCCGTTGGTTAAATCACCTAGCGGTTCTGCGTTTCGCAAGAACATCAAAGCTGAAGTAAACGCCGGAAAACCTGTCAAACAGGCGGTCGCAATCGCGTACAGCGTGAAACGCGAAGCCGCTAAAAAAGGTAAAAAGTAACCACAATGGCTGATCCGACAGGTATTAACAAAGTAGGCGACGTAGCTGACATCGGTAGCGATCCAGCAAACACGCGTGGTGATCCTGATACAATGGCAACCATGCGCCATCGTATGCAGATGGGTATGGCGGCGCTGTCGGACAGCCGCGAAGATGAGCTAGACGATCTACGGTTTATGGCCGGCAGCCCTGACAACCAATGGCAGTGGCCTGCCGACGTGTTGGCGACCCGCGGTGCGGTGCAAGGCCAGACAATTAACGCACGTCCATGCTTGACAATCAACAAACTGCCGCAGCACGTCCGTCAGGTAACGAACGAGCAGCGCCAGAACCGCCCTGCGGGTAAAGTAATACCTGTCGATGATAAAGCTGACGTTGAAGTCGCGGCTATCTTCGACGGTGTCGTGCGGCACATCGAATATATGTCCGACGCTGATGTCGCTTACGACACAGCCTGCGACAATCAGGTAACGTATGGTGAAGGTTACATTCGTCTAATTACAGAATATTGTAACGAAGAAACCTTCGACCAAGACGTTCGTATTATGCGCGTCCGCAACTCGTTTTCGGTCTACATGGACCCAACGATCCAAGACCCATGCGGCTCTGATGCTGAATGGTGTTTTGTCACGCAGGACATGACCAAAGAAGAGTATGAGCGCGAATTTCCAGACGCATCGCCCATCTCGTCGATTATGTCCACCGCCGTTGGCGATGAAAGCTTGTCCGCATGGCTTGACGAAGACACTGTCCGCATCGCGGAGTATTTTTACTACAAACGCAAGCGTGAAACGCTGAATTTGTACCCCGATAACGTATCTGCGTTCAAAAACACCGACATGGATAAGCAACTGCGCGCCATGTACGGCAAACCTGTCCGCACACGCGAAGTAGACCGCAAAAAAGTCATGTGGATGAAGACCAATGGCTATGATGTGCTTGACGAACGCGAGTGGCCGGGTAGCTGGATACCCGTTGTGCGCGTTGTAGGCAACGAATTTGAAGTGCAAGGCCAGATTTACGTATCTGGTCTGGTGCGGAACGCAAAAGACGCGCAGCGTATGTACAACTACTGGACCAGCCAAGAGGCAGAAATGCTTGCGCTGGCGCCAAAAGCGCCATTTATTGCTTATGGCGGCCAGTTTGAAGGCTACGAGCAGCAGTGGAAGACTGCCAACACGACCAACTGGCCGTATTTGGAAGTCAATCCAGATGTCACAGACGGCGCTGGGAACACATTACCGCTTCCGCAGCGTGCAGCACCCCCGCTGCCCCAAACAGGGCTCATACAGGCTAAAATGGGCGCTGGTGAGGACATTAAGTCCACCACCGGCCAGTACGACGCATCTTTGGGCCAACAAGGCAACGAACGGTCTGCAAAAGCTATCGTCGCACGCGAAAAGCAGGGCGATGTTGGCACGTATCACTATGTTGATAACCTAGCCCGTGCGATCCGTCACATTACCCGCCAGCTTGTCGATATTATACCTAAGATTTACGACACACAGCGCATTGCACGCATCATTGGCGTTGACGGCGAAGTTAGCATGGTCAAAATGGACCCTAACCAGCAAGAGCCGGTCAAGGAAATCCGCGACCAAAACGGCGGTATAATAGAGAAAATCTACAACCCGTCAATCGGCACATACGACGTTATGGTCACTACTGGCCCCGGCTACATGACCAAGCGTCAAGAGGCGCTCGACGCCATGTCAACGATCCTGCAATCCAACCCGCAGCTTTGGACTGTGGCCGGCGATTTGTTCATCAAGAACATGGATTGGCCCGGAGCGCAGGAAATGGCCACACGGTTCAAGAAAATCCTTGACCCTAAAGTCTTGGAAGAAGGCGATCAGTCGCCAGAAGTCATGGCTGCCAAGCAACAGATTGAAGCCCTGTCGCAGGAACTCAACCGCGTGTCTGACATCATGGAAAATATCCAAGATAGCGCAGAGCAGCAGAAGATTGCCATCGACAAATACAAGGCTGAAGTGCAGGCTTACGAAGCTGAAACCAAGCGTATCTCTGCGGTACAGAACAGCATGACACCTGAACAAATTCAGGATATTGTCATGGGTACGATTGCAGGCGCACTGGATACAGGCGATTTGATTGGCGGTTCACCTGAGATGCGCGAAGTACCGCAGATGGACGAACAGATGCAGGAAGCCCCTGAAATGGGTGAGCAACCTGAAATGGGCGAACAACCCCAAATGGAAATGCCAGAACAAGCCCCTGAAGCACCCGAAGGAATGATGTAATGAGCGTCGCTGATTTTGTAGGTACACTGTTTCTTGCGCGCGATGTAACCCATTCGACGCATTTAAATACGCGTAGCTACGCAAAACACAAAGCACTGCAAAAATTTTATGAGAATATAATTGGTTTAGCAGATGATTTTGCAGAAGCATATCAGGGAAAATACGGCCTAATTGGCCCTATTACGCTTATGACGGCTAAGAAAACCAACAACATTATTGAGTTTCTTGAAGGTCAGGTAGACGAACTTAACGCAATGAGGTATAAAGTCGTTGATAAGGAGTGTACTCCACTCCAGAACATTATCGACGGAATTTTTGGGTTGTACTACGCAACCTTGTACAAACTTAAATTTCTCGCATAAGGACGCGACATATGGAACTTTTACGCCCTCTTATTGATTCTGCTTTTGGCACGCAAAGCGTAGCTTACACCGGAACCGCTGGTTCTGTAACCGGCTGGCCCGCTGGCCCACAAGGTGTGTTGGTCTGGTCTACAACTGACGCGTATATTGCAGTTGGCGAAGGCGTTACAGCCACGACATCAGCAACACCGCTGCCTGCGAACACACCTGTACCGATTTACGTACCACAAGCTGGCGGCGGCGGCGGTACGGGCGGCCAATGGCGCGTTAGTGCTATTCAGATCAGCGCAGGCGGTACTTTGTACGCAAAGCCGATTAACATCAGATGAGTTTTGGCATCCCCGTCCGTAATGGTTTAGGTATAGGGCTGTTGTCTTCAACAACTCTACGGTCAACACGCGGGCAAACCACAACTACCCCAGCTATTTCACTTGATTTCCTATCTGGATCACTGGACAGTCGGATTACGTTTACACGATCAACCACAGCTACGTTTATTGGCAGCAATGGTTTAGTCCAAACGGCAGCAATTAACGCACCCCGCTTTGATT